AAAAATCACCCAAAAAGCATAAAAATTAAAAAAATATAAACCAACCTTAAAACCCTTAAACTCCTTAAAACCCTTAAAAACAATGAAAGAGTTAAAATTTTTAGTGATACATTGCACTGCCACGCCCGAAGGACGAGCAACCACCGCAGAGGACATTCGCAAGTGGCACCTATCGCCCGCGCCAACAGGCAGAGGATGGAAGCAAGTAGGATACAGCGACATAATAACCCTCGACGGCTCACTCGTTAACCTTGTCCCTTACGACGATAACCAATACGTTGAACCCTGGGAAATAACCAACGGAGTAGCCGGAATAAACAACGTATCGCGACACATAGTATACGTTGGCGGTTGCGACAATGCAATGAAAGCAAAGGACACCCGTACCGGAGCGCAGCGCACAACGCTTGTTAAGTACGTTTTTGATTTCATAAGGAAACACCCGAACACCCTAATCGCGGGACACAACCAATTCGACAAAAAGGCATGCCCAAGTTTTAACGTCCCGGAATGGCTCCGAAGCATCCAGATACCCGAAAAAAACATCTATAAGCCATAAGAAATGAAAATGCACGAAAACAGTATGCTTACAGATTGCCTCTACGAGAGCAATAACCGGTACGAAATACCAAACCTGCTAATCGAAAAGCAAGCGGGAAAATTGTTGTTGCCCTTAACCGGATACGGCTCAATTAGGCGAAGTTTGAACGCGCAAACCGTTCATTTTTACGTAGATGACTACAGATTTGACAGCGTATGGAAAAACCCTGCAAAAATTCTGAACGGAAAAATCAAAGCAGCAATGGAGCCGAACACATCCATATTTAACACCACACCCATAGCATACGGGCTGCACCAGATATACAAAAAACGATGGATAGCCCGCTACTGGCAAGAGTGCGGCATATTGATTTACGCAGACCTGAACGTTGGCGACAAATACTACGACTATAACCGCATGGGTATACCCAAAGGATACAACGCATTTGCCACCCATGGTTATGCCGACAGGCTTCAGTTCCTAAAAGAAGAGTTAGACATAGCGCGCGACATTTCAGGGCTTAAAACGCCAAATCTGATAGTATACGGTGGCGGCGACAAAGTAAGAAAGTTCTGCTATGAGAACAGTTTGCTTTTTATTCACGACTTTATGACGCAAAGAAATGAAAACAGGAGGAGGGAATAGAGTACTGAAAACAGGAAGCAAAGAATATACCGCTCGCGAATTGGAAGTAAAAGCAATGCGCGAAAGCGGGTTGTATTCAGAAGTGTATTTCGACAAAAGTAGTGGCGGGTATTATGCTGTGGAAAAAAGCGACATGGCACACAAAGCCGAAGAATACGAAGCCGCAAGATTTTTGGCAAACAAGGGCTATAAGATGATACTAAAAGACGAAAGCGGCGGAATGACAACGCCGGACGGTAAGATTTTTAAGTACTCATTCGACCAAATAACGCCAGAAGGAAGCACGCCCAGTAATATTAGAAATGCTTTGGTGCACGCAAGAGAAAAAAAGGCAGACGTAGCGTTGGTTTATATGAAACACAACAAACACACCAAAAAGAGTGTAGTAGAGGGTTTGAAGTTGTACGAGGCGAAAAATGGATACAGATTTAAACAAATAATAGTAGTAACACCAGATGGAAGAATTCATAAACATAGGCACAACTAAAAAGCAGTTATCGCCAAAACCAATAACTGCCTCCAAGTTATTTGCATCCTGTACAGACCGGGGGGCTGTTTTGGAGCCACACCCGGTAGTCAACAAATAATTGTTGCCGCAAAAGTACGACAAATTATTTAATAACCAATAAAAAGTAAAAAAAAAAAATAATAATATGACAGATATTCAAATATTCAAAAACGACCACTTCGGCGAAGTTAGAGTGGTCGAAATAGAAGGAAAACCACATTTTGTGGGTAACGACGTTGCGAGGGCGTTAGGTTATGCTCGCCCAAAAGACGCAATATCAGCACATTGCAAGGGGGCGGTGTTTTGCCGCCTCCCTGATAATCAGGGTGTTATGCAAGACACAAAAATAATCCCTGAAGGCGATTTGTACAAACTTATTATGCGCTCTGACTTGTCTGATGCAGAGAAGTTTCAAGATTGGGTATGCGATGAAGTTCTGCCAACAATCCGCAAAACAGGCGGCTACGTGGCTAACGAAACCCTGTTTGTAGACGCATACCTGCCATACGCAGACGACGCCACAAAAGAAATGTTTCGAGCGTCCCTCGCCACCGTCAGAAAGCAAAATGAACTAATAGCCCGACAGCGAAAAGAAATCGAATACAAGGAAGACGTTATTGTAGGCTTGGTAGACGATATAGACATAGCAAGCAAGCGACAAATACTAAACCGCGTTGTCAGGCATAAGGGCGCAGACTATCAGGAAAGATGGAAAATACTGTATCGTGAGTTTGAGAATAAGTATCACATCAATCTAAAAGCAAGGTTTGACAGATACAATAGAGAAAACAAACCAAAACTAAAAACCAAACTTGACTACATAGATGTAGAAATGGGCAAAGTTCCTGAACTATATGAGTTAGCGGCAAAATTTTTTGAAAACGACGTAAAGGAGTTGGTAGACGAAATGTATAACCTTTGTAAGAAAGTAGCGTAACCTAAACCATGCCAGAAAAACAGCCTACATATTCAAAACAAGTCATTGATATAGCGGACTTTATACTCAAGCATCCCGAAAAAAAAAGAGAGGCTGTTATTGCACACTTTTGCACACTTTTGCACAAAAAACGCAGAACCATAAACACGTATATTTCACAAGCCAAGGAATACAACCAGTCCCGCATCCACAAGCAAGAAAGGGCAAAAGAAGAGGTAATAGTCGCCGAAGCAAAAGAATTGATTAGAAAAGTAATTTTGACGCGCGACGAAAGCCTTGAAATATTATCCAACATCGCTAAAAATAGCAAAAGAGAAAACAGTCAAATAAGGGCTGTTACGGCTATATCGGGGATGCAGGGATGGAACGCTCCGGCAAAAACCGAAATTAATATTACCGCAAGCGACATGACCCGCGAGGAAATAACAGCAGAAATAGAACGAATAAAAAAGATACGCGATGACAGATAACATGCTCGATTTAAGGTTGTTGGAATTGGAAAATAAGTTGTATCGAATGGACGCAAAAGATTATTTTCCAGTTTTCCTGAATTACATGCAGCCTACCTACGACCGCCGTTGGTTTCACTCGCTTATTGCCAAAAAATGCCAACAATTAGTCGAAGGGACGCTCGGAACTGACAAATTGATGTTGTTTGTGCCTCCGCAGCATGGGAAATCCGAAATAGTAAGCCGTAAGTTTCCGGCGTGGGTACTTGGGCGCAATCCGCTGACAAAGATTGTGGGCGCTTCCTATTCATCAGACCTTGCGCAGCAGTTTTCGCGCACTATACAGCGCACTATAGACAGCCCCGAATACTCAAGCGTCTTTCCCGAAACGTTTTTAAACTCTTCTAACGTAACAGCAGACGCCAGACGCGGTTGGCTTCGCAATGTTGATATTTTCGAGACGGTGGGCTATGGCGGTTTTTATAAGGCTGTGGGCGTGTGTGGAAGCCTTACGGGTACACCGGTAGACTTGGGAATAATAGACGACCCTGTAAAAGACGCTATGGAGGCTTATTCGGCGACTTATCGCGAGCGTGTGTGGAATTGGTATACCGATGTTTTCCTTACCCGCTTGCACAATAACAGCAAAACGGTACTGATAATGACCCGCTGGCATGATGACGACCTTGCGGGGCGTTTGTTGGCTCGCGAAGGCGATAAATGGAGCGTTATATGTATACCCGCAATAAAAGAGGATGCATCGGCACAGCACGACCCGCGAAAGATGGGCGAGGCGTTATGGGAACAAAAACACTCATTAGAAAGGTTGCGCGAAGCCGAACAGCGCAGCCCGCGCACTTTTGCCGCTCTTTATCAGCAAAGACCAAGCATAGAAGGCGGAAATATCATCAAAAAAGACTGGTTTAAGTCTATTTCCGTAAACGATTTTGTGAAATTGCGCAGAAACGAGCCGATAGAGTTTTTTGTTGATACGGCTTTTACGGATAAGACAACAAACGACCCAACAGGCATCATTGCGACCTGCAAAATCAGGAACGACATGTATATAACACATGCGCAGAAAGTAAACATGAAGTTTCCAGACCTTGTGCGTTTTATTCCCCAATACGTTAAATCTAACGGCTATACGGCGCAGAGTTCTATACGCATAGAGCCAAAGGCTAACGGATTGTCGGTTATAGACCAGTTGAGAGAGATAACATCGCTGAACGTAACGCAGACGCCCACGCCAAGAGAAGCGAAAGAAACACGATTGAACGCCGCCTCGCCGGTGGTAGAAGCAGGCAGAGTAACGCTTGTGGAGGGGTTGTGGAACAGGGAGTTCATAGAGGAGGTTTGCGGCTTTCCGGCAAAACCACATGACGAGTATGTAGATTTGCTTGTGTATGCAATAGACCACCATATTAAGTTTGAATTTAACATGAGTATACTTAATGCGTTTAGATAATAAAAGCAATGGGATTAATCCCATTGTCCAAACACAGATAATATAATGAAAACACTTAAAGAGATTTTTTTACAGGACGATGTTAGTAAGATTGTCGAGGACTTAAAGAAAAAGCTGATAAATATTCCGGCTTGGAGCGATTTGATAAAGCAATACGAGCCGAGCCAACACGAGATAATGACCAATAATGTCAAGTACCCGGACAAGCCACTGTACAATGACGATGGCAGCAGCAGAGGCTTCGAGCCTGTTACGCGGGTCTGTATCGGGTTACAGAAACTGTCAGTAAAGCGTATGGCGGAGTTTATGTTTACCATTCCGATTAACCCTGTTTGTCAGGATGCTAAAAGCGATGCCGCGGCAAAGAAATATTTTGAAGCAATTAAGGCGGTGCTGAAACGAAACAAATGGAACACGCTGAACAAAACGCGGTGTAAAATCATTTCGTCGGAGTGCGAACAGGCTACGTACTGGTATGTGGCGGGTGCTGTCAAAGACGGAAGCAAAACATCGGGCTTGCGTTTGAAATACGACCTTTACTCACCTTCGCGCGGGGACGAGTTGTATCCTCTTTTTGATGATATGGGTGATATGATTGCTTTTTCGCGCCAGTATGAAATCGAAAACAGCGAGGGCAAAAAAGACGTGTATCTTGACACGTGGACTGCCGACAAGCGTTATATTTTCAAACAAAAGGACGGCAAGTGGGAAACCAACACGGTTGCGGACAATAAATTAGGCAAGATACCGGTTGTCTACTCCTATCGCCCAGAGGCAATATGGGCTGACGGTGACAATGGCAAGGTAGAGCAGATTGAAAAGTTGCTTTCGCGAAATGGCGATATTCTTGATTATCATTCATCGCCAGTGCTTATTTTGAAGGGAGATTTACAAGGCGCACCCACGAAAGGAGAGGCTAATAAGGTGTTCAAAACGACTAATGCCAACGGCGGCGCTGAATATATCTCGTGGACCCAATCGCCCGAATCAACACGCTTTCAGTTCGAGACCTTGCTACGCCTGTTTTGGAGTGAAATGCAGTTACCGGATTTGAGTTACGAGAATGTAAAAGGCATAGGACAGTCTTCAGGGGTTGCTTTGAAGATGCTATTTTCTGATGCGCACTTGAAATGCGGCGATGAATGGGAAATATACGAAGAACTGATAGAGCGCGAGTTTAGCATAATCAAGGCTTATTTGTCGGTAGTTGAGGGCGATGGCATCAAAGATTTGGAAATTGAGCCGGTAATGCGTCCGTTTATCATTGACGATGAGCGCGAAAATATCGAGGTGCTTATTAAGGCTAATGGCGGCAAGCCGGTAGTAAGTCAAAAACAGTCAGTAGCGTTGGCTGATTTGTCGGATGATACCGATGCTGATTTTTTGGAAATACAGGCGGAGTATGCTGCGGACAATGACAGGTACGTAACAGAGCCGAGTTATTAATCGATTACAAATTACGAATTGTGGAAGGACGTATAGATAACAAGCGATTGGAACAATACCTGCGGCATGTAGCAAAACTGTATAACGTTTCAATAGACGAGATTGTGAGAGCGACACAGCACGTTACATTGTCGCCTGATAAGGTTTTTTCGTTCGATGGCTTCCCATCTCTCAAAGGCATGGCAAATGAAACGTTTGAGAAGTTTGCCCGGTCTTTGCAATCTATCGTCAATGCCGCCACAGAAGCAGAATGGAAAAAGGCTTGCGCCGATGCCGACGCTGTTCTTGACAGGATAATGAAAACGGCAGCTATTTCGAGAGGGCAACTATCATCATACGGCGACCGCAATTTGAAGGCGTTAGCGGAGTTTCAGACGCGCAAGATTAACGGCATGAATTTGTCAGACCGCATTTGGAATTATACCGAGCAATTTAAACAGGAATTTGAATTGGCATTGGATTTGGGTATCGGCGAGGGCTTGTCGGCGGCTGAACTTTCGCGTGATGTTCGGCAATATCTGAACGAGCCTGACAAGTTATTTCGGCGGGTGCGCGATAAGCATGGCGACCTTGTGTTGTCAAAGGCAGCAAGGGCGTATAAACCAGGTCCCGGCAAATACCGAAGCAGTTACAAAAACGCACTACGAATGACGCGCACTGAAACAAACATGGCTTACCGCACGGCTGATAATATGCGTTGGAACAGCCTTGATATTGTTGTAGGCTTTGAGGTCAAATTGTCAAACAACCACACTATCAACGGCGTTCCGTTTACTGATATTTGCGATGATTTGGTAGGCAAATACCCGAAAACGTTTTTGTTTACAGGTTGGCATCCGCAGTGTCGGTGTTATAGCGTTCCAGTATTGATAACGAAGGAAGAAATGATAGAGCGAAACCGGATGCGTTTAGCGGGTGAGGATGTGTCGGGTTTCAGAAGCGTTAATCAGATTGATGATGTGCCGGAGGGGTTTAAGAAGTGGGTAAGCGATAATGCCGACAGGATCGAAAGAGCAAATAATCGTGGCACATTACCGTATTTTTTAAAAGATAATGCTACCTTTGCGGGAATTTTTGTAAAGGATATAAATTTGATGGA